TAGAAACACTATACCAAAAACATGAAATTTCTTTGGGGGGAGAACGGGATAGGGCACGCTCACTCGAGGGTCAAGTCCCCACAGGGTTGCCAAACAAACAAATACAAACACAGCAACGTTGCGTGATTGTCCATTTCCCTTTTGACTAGACTCTGCATGTCATGACGACATGTCCGAGCACTGACGCACAGGGAAAGCCGATCAGCCCCTTGTTCGATAATCGCACAGGGACGATGAGAGCGCACCCCTTCTCCCGAAACCCCTATTGCACATTTTCCAATTGCTATATATACATTTATTACTATTTATTAACTTATATGTAATTCTATATATATTATATATATAGCCTATAGCAATTGCTTATCAGCAATTGATTACTAAATACAATGGAATAATATCTTGAATAATCCGACTAATCACATATAATGGTTTACAGCAACACTTGATAAATTCCTATAACGGAGATTAGACAAATGAAACTTATCGAAAGCTTAGCCGCAACGATTCTATTCATCGGCGCTGTTTATGTTCTTGCCGCTATTGTTCTTGCCGCCGGATATTACTCACTCAAAGCTTTAGGCATTTAATCATCACAGGCCAGTTAATCTGGCCTATTCATAGTCAATATTAGACGGGAGATTAGACAAATGACTATCTATCAAGAAATCACAGACTCAATCATTGCTGAACTGGAGCGGGGCGCAACTCCGTGGGTTAAACCGTGGAGTGCTCCCGCTAGTGCAGATAAGAACATTGCAAGCGGCAAAGCTTATCGCGGCATTAACAGGCTATTACTGGCAATGATTAGCGGTATCAAAGGCTACACAGTGCCTTCATGGGGCACTTATGACCAATGGCAAAAGCTTGGCGGCAATGTACGTAAAGGCGAAAAAGCCGCAAAGATTATCTTCTGGTCACAAGCTAAGGATAAAAAGGCTGAATCAGCCGGTGAAGATAAGTTCTATCAATTTGCACGTGCCTACTGTGTTTTCAATGTCGCACAAGTTGACGGCATTGACATTATTGCAAGCGAAGATCAGCCGGTTAGCGACAATCAGAAGATTGAAGCTTGTGAGCAAAGAATTGCAGCTACACAGGCCAAGTATTCTATCGGTGGCGATACAGCCTGTTATATCCCTTCTATCGATTCTATTCGCATGCCAGCACTGAATACGTTTCAGAGTGCCGAACATTACTACGCAACGTTTTTCCACGAATTAACACATTGGACATCTGACAAAACCCGCTGCGATAGAGACTTGTCAAAAGGCCGTTTCGGTAACGCTGATTACGCTTTCGAGGAACTGGTAGCGGAATTAGGTGCTGCGTTTCTTTGTCAGCAACATGGTATCGCTGGAGACTTGCGCCATGCCGGTTACATTCAATCGTGGCTTAAATGCCTGAAAAGCGATTCACGGGCTATTTTCAAAGCTTCAGCACTAGCTCAGCAAGCAAGCGATTTTTTGCTGGCATGCGGCACTGACAAGCAAGAATTGATCGATGATTCTGAATTACTCGCAGCGTAAAGCTTCACCCTTGCCGGAGGGTTTCCGGCTTTCCAACAAATGGAGATTAGACAATGGATCACAAAACGATTCTAGCGGCTTACATGGCGCGAATAACCGATGCTGATATTCAGGCCATACAAAAGGCAAGCCACGTTTGGACAATGGCGGCACTGAACTATGGCAATTCCGCACAAGATAGTGCCAGATCAGGATTCTACGCAATGGTATGCAATGCAATAAACAATCTGACAGATTATGACAAGCGGCAAATTGAGCAAATTATAAATTCAGCAACTAAATAGGGGATTAGACATGTTTAATGATTATTTCGAGTTCAATATCGCTGGTCAATTCTTGCCGGGTTTATTCAATGGCGATGATTCTTGCCTTGATGACCATGAAAGCAAATTGCTAGATCAATTCGCTGATCACTGGCAAAGCTTGAAAAACGCTACTTGGAATTGCAACAAAGATTACCCGGAATTCAATCGTTGCGACATTACCGGCTTAATGGCTGACACGTATCCAGTTCGCCTATATTTCACCAATGACAATAAGGGTGAATGACATGATCGAATCTAAATTTCCTAAATATCAATCTGAACAAATAGCGCGTAATTGGGGATGTTTCAATTGCGGCAAGCCATTAACGGATCAAATAAAAATTCAAGATTACATTTCAGGCAAGTATGTTATCAAGTGCATACCATGTCAAATGTATACATGGTTTGACATTGGGGATGAATGACATGCTGGAAAAGACGCTAGACATTCTGCTAATACTTTTGACTCTGACAATATGGTGCTGGATTGTTCACAGAGTCATTTACTTACTGACAATATAGGGGATTAGATATGTTCGGATATAAGTGTTTTTACAAAGGCAAAACTTGTGAAGTTTATGCTTTGCGATCATTTGACGCGCAAGAAAAAGCCGCAAAGATTCTTAAAGCGAAAAAAAGTTATGACGTTACTGTGATTCTTTGCGAAAAGCATACAAATAATGAAATTGAGCAAGTAACGCATATTCCGTCGTTTTAAGCCGTTTTTCTTATCAAGGGTTGTCTAGGTACTGGCAACCCTTTTTATCGCCTTGTAGGCACGTTTTAATCGATTCTAGGGGATATCTGATGGCAAAGATCAAAGACAATCTGATACTGTCAAACGAATTGCATGATTACGTTATCAGTGCAATAACGGAGGGCGCATTCGCTTTCCGCTACATTGCCAATTATGCGGAAGATCAGGACAAGCAATACTTTATTGATAAGTCTGATCAATTGCTTTCAGTAGCAGAATCTATCTCCAAACGATTCTGAGCCGTTTTTCTGGATGGGTGGTATCTTCACCCCTCCGTACCCGCGTTTTCAGTCCTACGCGCCCGTACACACGTTTAAACCCTATTCAGGAGGAGCCATGTCCTCAGCCAAGAAACTATATGCAGTCACTCCGCTGGCACACCCGGCCAAGCAGCCGGATGCGAGACCCAAAAGGGAAAAGCAGCAAGCAGAGAAAGCCACTAGCATTCTCGACCAGAACTTTGCTTACACACCCGCTGCTGCTACCGACCTGAGAGCTAGGTTCAAAGCTATGGGTTTCCGTACACCAAAACCTAAGAAGGTACGTTGACCATAGTCTATATATATTCTATATAGACGAGTATAGCCATAGACGTAGTACAGTCATCAGTATAGCCATAGTCATCAGTATACATAGTCAGAGTTACATATTGAGAAATAATATGTTTTAACAATTCTCTGTATATCGATAATTCTATTCCTATGGCTATAAATATTCCTATGGCTATATAGTATATATAGACTATGTAAATGTTAATCGATAGTTATAATTTATAGATAGTCAGAATACAATTAACATTATTCATTTACAATAATACGCATAATCATTTAATGTTAAGTCCCACCCGTTCATGGTCTGTGCGGGTTTCCAACGGGACAAGACTGACAGCCCGGAAAGACGGGCAATTTTATAAGGGGATCAAAATGAAATATCTACTTTCCATCTGGCTTTTCGTAACCGCTTCCGCTGCCTACGCAGCCTGTACTACCCACACCTACTTCATGAACGGACGTTACGTAACCTGCACCACCTGCTGTGACTTTAATGGCAATTGCACAACCAATTGCTTCTGATTAGACAACCCTCACCGGGAGATGAGAAATGACATACCTAAAAGATATCAAGCTATGCGTTGACTGTGCCTTTTACGGCAACCATGTAGGCCAGCGCGACAAGTGTATAAACCCCAAGCTAACCACTATTGACCTCGTTACCGGCGGTCAAAATTATCCCTACTGCTACGCAGAACGGCGCACTACCCTCTCTGACCATTGTGGCGAACAGGCAAGATTTTTTGTCCTAAATGCAGACGCAGAACAAGACCGTTTGCAGCGTCTTGCAGAGCTTGAGGAGGCTATGCGTGACGCTCCCACCCTATAGCCCTGCCGACCTACAGCGCGTCATAGAACGCCTCACAGGCGTGTTAGAGGACGAGTTCGGCGATGACATATCTGGATGGGGCGCAGCTTCCCTAATCCTGCTGCTATCCATAGTGGACATGACAGGCGTGGATAGACAAGACATTGCCGACCACATATTGCAACCTAATAAATACAGGGAGTTCTTGCAATGAAGAAACTAGCACTGCTGGCATTCTTTTACTGCACCTTTTCTTACGCGGCTGACCGCTGGCTGGAAATGCCTAACAACGCAGGTGGGAAGATCATGTTGCTAAATACCAAATGCTCCGGCACAGATGAAGGAAAGTTGGTAATTGCTACTACGCCTTCAGGCGCAAACGTACACGGATGTTGGTGGTATTTCGCAGAGATGGTTCATGTTGTCTGGAAGTCAGGCGACACATCTAGCTTTGATGTCAACGCATTCAAAGTGAGAGAAAGCAGATGACAACACTACGAGAAGCGGCGCAGATGGCGCTGGATTTGCTGGGAATTTCCGTTGAAGGCGGCACTTCAGCTTGGTCTAAGAAAGCAAATGCAACGAAAGAAGTCCTCCGCGCAGCACTAGCGCAGCCACAGCGCGAATGGCAAGGGCTGACGGATGAGGAAATTGGCAACATCATTGAGGCTAGCCAAATCACCCTGAAAAACTATTGCAGTGAAGACAAGCAGACGGAATACGCCAGAGCCATTGAGCAAACTTTACGGGAGAAAAATACATGACAAGTGTGAACACAGATGACTTTGCACCGGAAGTCAGGAATGCAGCATGGTGGTCTGGAGACAGTCGCCTAGCCGCTTCTGGACGCGCAGCAGACGCAATCCTAGTTAAGCAGGGCAGGAAGCAGCCGCCCGACTTATCTGACGTAGAGGAAGTTCAGATGGGCAAGGTGATGGAACCAACCATTGCCAAGCTATTCCAAGAGAAACACAGAATAGAACTCAAGGATGCAGACTATGTTCTTGCCCATAAAACTGAACCGTGGCTTAAAAGTCATTTTGACTATATCTCAACAGATGGACGAATACTCGTTGAATGTAAGAATTACAACGTGGGCGCTATGTCTAAGTTCGACGAGGAAACAAATATGGTTCCTGCTGCTGATCTCGCACAACTCATCCATGAAGCCGCTTGCCATAACGTGGAGCAGATATACCTTGCGGTCTTGTTTGGTGGACAGAAGTTCCGTACCTACCAGTTCAACATTACTGCGGAGATGAAGGATGAGCTTGTCAAAGAAATGGCAAAGCTTTGGGGACTTGTCGTATCTAATGCCGACCCAGAAGCGCATGATGTTGAATCCACAAAACTTATCTGGCCTACTGCCACAGAAGAAGCGGCGACCGCTACAGGTGCGGTGGAACGTGCTTGTGCGGTTCTTGCGGAGTACAAGGCACGTATCAAACAACTGGAAACAGAAGCGGATAAGGTTGAAACGTCGATACGGGAATACATGGGTTCGCGGGGTTCGCTGGTTACTGTGGATGGAAAAACACTCGTTACTTGGCGCAACGCTAAAGCAAGCAAGAAGTTTGCGGCTGACCTGTTCCAGCAAGCAATGCCAGATGTTTACCAGAAGTTCGTAATTGAAGTTCCGGGCAGTCGCCGGTTTTTACTGAAATAAGGGGATGAGATGAGCAATATAGTTCCGTACTCAGATATAGAAAAGATGGCAATCGCTGTCGCCAAGTCTGGATTGTTTAACGTCAAGAAGCCAGAGGAAGCTATGGCATTGATGCTAGTAGCACAAGCAGAGGGAAGTCATCCTGCTATCGCTGCGCGTGACTACCATGTCATACAGGGCAGACCTTCGCTTAAAGCAGATGCAATGATGGCGCGGTTCCAGCAAGCCGGTGGCAAGGTGGAATGGAAGGAATACACAGATGAGCGAGTTACTGGTGTTTTTAGTCATCCCGCTGGCGGGAGTCTTGCTATCACTTGGACTATCAAAATGGCCTCGGATATCGGGTTGGTTAAACCGGGTAGTGGATGGCACAAATATCCTCGAGCTATGCTCAGAGCGCGCTGCATCTCAGAAGGTATCCGATCCGTATATCCCGGCTGTGTCGCAGGTGTTTATACGCCAGAGGAAGTACAGGATATGGAACCGGAAAAACCGGCGCAGGAAGTTGATATGGGGCAAGCAGACGTTGTTGTTGAGGAAGTAAAGAAGTCGCAAGAAAGGAAAGAAGGTGAAGCTTTTTTGCCGCTTTACATTCCTCACCAAACAGAAGAAAAACCACAGCTACATTCAGAGTACACGGATTTATTCGCTTGGGAGATTGGATTTCATGATCTTGTAAATAGAGTAAAAGCAACAAGCGCATACACGGATGATGTGAAGCGCACGAAGCTTAAGCAGTTTAAGGAAATGAACGCACAAGTTATAGACAAGCTAGATGCCCCTACAAAGATGAAGGTAGTGGCAGCAGCTAATTCTCTGGAGGCAGCATGAAGAATCACGAACAACGCCCCGGCAAAGGGGTTCTCTTTGTCAACGACAAGCGCAAGACTGACGCGCAGCCTCATCTCAAAGGCGGCTTTATGGCTGACCGGGACATCAAGGCTGGCGAGTGGGTAAAGCTTGCTGGCTGGCGTAAACCTACTCAGGTAGGGGAGCTTATCTCGCTGGCTCAGGATAACTTCCAGCCTGATCCTAACTACAAGAAACCTACAGAGGGTAGCAAGGTTAGGGAATACAGCCCGTTTAAAGACGAGGAAATACCCTTCTGATGGCAGCTAGTCGCTCACCCACACAGCGCAGTCTGGAATATCTGCGAGAGCTTGGCTACCACTGCGAGGTGGTGGAAAAGTGGAATTCTTTTACCCGGCAGAGGAAAGACTTGTGGGGGTGGTGCGACATCCTAGCCATAAGAAAGAATGAGGTTCTAGCAGTACAGGTAACGGCCTCTGCGGTTGCTGACCGTATCAAGAAGATTACCGACTCAGATACGGTGGCAAAGGTTAGAGAGGCCGGGATACGAATAGAAGTGCATGGCTGGCGCAAGAACAGTAAAGGCCGGTACGTGATTAGAGTGGAGGATATATCGTGAATGCAGCAGATATAGATAGATCAGAACGCCTTCAGAAAGTCGCAAATCTTTTGGGGCGGGGAGGGGAATACACAACGCTAGATATTATCCAAATGGCAGGTGTGTGTGCAGTCAACAGCATCATCTCCGAACTCAGAGCCAACGGTTACAGCATCGACTGTCAGCGACGAGCAAACAAATGGTTTTACAGGATGAATAAATGAAAAAGATATTCGTAGCTACACCCATGTACGGTGGTCAGAACTATGGGTTTTACGCGCAAAGCTTATTGCAACTGAACAACCTTCTAAGGGATACCAAGATAGAAAGCATGATGTCATTCATGTTTAACGAAAGCTTGATTACTCGCGGAAGAAATGCGCTGGCACATGGCTTTCTGAAAACAGACGCAACCCATCTAATGTTTATAGATGCTGACATCCAGTTCAATCCTGCTGACTTCATGAAGATGCTGGAGTCAGACAAGGATGTTATCTGCGGTATCTATCCTAAGAAGGAAATCAATTGGGCGTCGGTGAGGAAAGCAATAGAGAACGGTGTGCCTGACAGTCATCTGAAGTATTACACGGGTTCGTTTGTGGTCAACCTGAAGGGTTATCAGGGCGAGGCTACTGTGCCTATCAACGAGCCTGTAGAGATATGGAATGGCGGCACTGGATTCATGCTGATTAAGCGCGAAGTTCTAGAGAAGCTAAAGCCAATCGTGCCGTGGTACGTCAATGACGTTACCGATCTGGCTGGCAATATCGGCGCAGAACAGATCAGCCAGTTCTTTACAGAAAGCATAGAGCCAGAGACTAAACGGCTACTGTCGGAGGATTATCACTTCTGCAAAACTTGGCGTGATAACGGAGGGGAAATATATGCAGCACCGTGGGTGGGGCTGACACATATAGGAACCTACGCATTTGAAGGCAAGCTAACACCAGCCCCATAGGAGATAACAATGACTATCGAATACCGTCCCTATCACATGCTGTTCGATCATCTGATAGAGAAGTACGAACTCAAGAACGACGCAAAACTACATGAGTTTTTAGAGAAAAAGATAAGCAAGCCAGATATCAGCAAGCTACGTCACGGCAGGAAAAAGATGGGCGCACTGCACATCCTAGTCATTCACAAGAAGACAGGGATGCCAGTGGCTGAAATAGAAGAAATGCTGGAAAAGAAATAACTATGGAAACCTATTCCATAATTACTTTCGTCGGCGGGTTGCTGGTAGGTTCTGGCGTTACCGCAGGACTTATCGGCGCTTTTCTCTTTTGGCTGTTTTCGCGGAGCGAATAAAAGCTTGTGCCGTGGGAGCGCCTTTGCTCCCCGGCTTCCTCATTCTCTCACCACTGCCAGCCTTGATACGTTCACGCTTGGCATGGATGTTTGCATATAGTCCGGGTTTCATCTGCATTTCCATCTCCGCATAGATGCTCTTGCACGTTCAGAATTCTTGGCAGTCTTAACAATCCCACCCATCCTTGCACAGAAAGATGCCCGTCTGCCAGCCTCAGACTTGCTAGGCTTGCTGGTAGTCACGGGAGCTTTGAGATTGCTGCCGGTAGCGCGGTTGTACTTGGCGCGACCTTTAGCAGTCAGACCAGCACCCTGACTTGCCGGGAGCTTCTCGCCTCTGCCTATTGCTAGGCTGACACCCTTCTTAGCCATACAGTCTCCTACCCTTTGATTGCTGCCATTATCTTATCAAACAGAGCCTGACGAGCTTCCAGCCCTATGAAGCCTCCATTGATCTTTTTCGTCATGCCCTTGATATCAGAAGCGTCGGCCAGTGGAGACAGGTTGTTGACCTTCCAAAACCATCCTGCCGACCTAGCTGCTGGCATGGGTTCGAGCAACAGATCAGGATTGTTCACAAGATCAAGGTTTAGTGCGTCGCCACAGCGTTTGTAATTATCCTTGCCCGTCAGTTGTTTTAGACCTCTGCCCCGGTACTTCCAGCCCTCACCTGACTGCGGTGGGCCATTACCCATCCTTGAGCTATAAACCATGTTGGCTATCAACTCAGGCTTTTTCTCTATTGATAACGCAACCTTAGTGGGGATGAGTGCGCCTTTGGCATCACGCTTAGGTTTCTTGTTGGGGCCAAGTTCAGCAAACCTGTTAGGCCAGCAAGCCGCCAGAGTAGCAGCGCGGTAGTTCAGGTTCTCTGTCAGCATGGTGTAGCCGCCAGACTCATGAGATGTCTGGGCAAGGAACGCAGCTACACGTTGCTCCGTGTTGATCTCGAACTCGACACAAGTATCAATGAGAGGCTGCAACCACTTGTCAGGGTCTTTGATCTTGGCTGCAACCAGCAATGGGCTAGTGGGATTCACTTGCCAATCTCCTTCATCTTCTTGTCAGTATCTTCCTGAGACTTGTTGGAAGAACCATACCAGAAACGTATCAGGCTGTTAATTGCCGTACCAATAAGGAAACCAAGAATGATGTTGATGAAGTCTCTATTCTTGTTTTCTATTGGCATAAAGGAAACCATAAAGAAATACAGGAACGAAACGATAGTGATGAACCAGCCGTACAGATAAACGTGCCGCCGGATGATTGGGTCGGTGGACTTCATGGCTTCCATCTGCATGTCGGTAGCACGTTGAGTGGACTTCTCATCCAACTCTGCCATGAACTCTGCGTGTCGGTTTGCTTCTTCTTGCAGCTTGGCATTGTATTCAGGGGTTGCCTCACCTTCAGGCTTTAGCTCCATGCCTAGCTTTTCCTGAACCGCATCCACACCCTTCTCAATTACTTGGTCTGCAACCTTGTGCATACCGTTCTGGATTAGGTTGGAAACAATACCCGCAACTATAGGCAGCATGTCATTCTCCCTGCATCATCAGTAACATTTTTGCGCGTAGCTCTCGCATCTTCTTTATTTCGTGCGCTGCTATGTCAGTCATGGCGGTCATTTCTGCATACGCTATTCCGAGCAAAGGTATTGCCACTACGAAAGTTAGAGCCATAATAGCTAGGCAGAGGACAATAACAATTGATACGTCCGACTCGTTCTTATTAGAATTAGAACGCCCCACATCCACGCCGTTACGAACAGGATTGCTCCAATCCATGTTGCCAGCGCCTTTAGATGGTTTATTGCCTTTCTGCGTCGCCATGCTAATACCTGCGCTTTCCGCAATTCTTCTGCTAGTGCCGCATTTTGCTGCTTAACAATTTCTTCGTAAGCTGCTTCAAAACGTGTCCACACATCTGAAAGCTCCGGCGGGGTGTGGTACACCATCATCTCCCGAACCTCTTTCAACGTAGCATCTAGCTGCGTTCGTATCTGGATACGTCGTAATGCGCGTCTAGCTAAACTCTCATCCCCCTTGTATAGCTTGGTGGCATTAGCTTCTTCCTCTATGAATGCCTTTGCCAGCCTGTCATACTCATCTATAAATGTACCCAAGTAATCCCAGATAGAATTAAGCGCGTCTTGGGGATGGGTTTTCCCCACCTCCGTAACGCGCTTGACTTCCTCTTGATACTGCTTCTTCTGTTCTGGTGTCGGATCAACAAGCTTGTGGTACTGATCCTTCAAGTCTTTCAATACATCGCCAACTTCTCCGGCGGTTGATTTGATTTCTTTGTATAGCTTGATCCCCTTTTTCGCCAGATCGATTGCCGTGGTTGCTGCTTTGAAGGCTGCGGCAATGGTGATCGGGTCAATTTTTACCTCACTTGCTGTGCAGTCATAATTACAGATGGAATTGCAGGATGTCCAGCAGCAGCATTCTCATGTTCGATAATGATGTTTGCATTATCTGTAAACCACATGATTTCTACATAGTCGCCAGCAGCAAGACTAAGCATAAAATTCCAAGCAGCAACGACATAAGGCGCATTTGAAGGAACAGTAACCTTAGTATCCGAATTGGCAATATCATTTTCATTTAGCCTAAACCAGATGTTTACGGTATTGCCAGAGCCACCGCCGCCAGTGTTGTGCAGTTGGGCAGAGAACTGGATGTTGTACGTTCCTGTGTGAGCAAACGTCATCCTAGTTTTCTTGTTGGAAGCGTTTAATTCCATCGTTACGCCATCTGCATCTGCCGTGTTCTCAGCAGCCATAGCGTATGGATTTGTTCCGTCAGTCTGGTCAACAGAACTGTAAAACGAACCGTAATAACCAGCAAAGTTGGTGGTTTGATTTACAGTTATGCCGCCAGCAGTACGTAACATTAGACACCATCCCCTGCCAAAATGGTAACTACAGATGTACCGCTTGCTGTAGCGCCGGTAAAGTATTGATTGGCGTTCAGGGTAAAGACTTCTACCGAGTTGGGCATCAACGTGATTGTTGAGCCGACAACAGTAGTGTTAGCCATAGTTGCTGCTGCTGCGGCAGTAGGGCCAAAACCCATATAGACCGCAACATTGCCCATGTTATGCACACGATATTGTGTGCCGCCAATAATCGTAGATGTTGCTTGTACGGCAGTAGGTGGCGATACCGCAGCGGTAAACGTCACTGTGTTCCCCATAGGGGTAAAAGCCATAATTCCCATTAGTACACCTTTTTCTGGCCTTTCACCGTATCAGTAGGGCTATTCTTGCGATCACCAGAACCGCTAAAACACCACATGGATTGGAAGCCGCCCTTCGGCAGAGAACCAGATTTGTAGTATGGGTTGCCGCCAGCAGTCATGTCGGTAGGCATCTGAGGACGCATCGCAACGCCGGTTTGCTGGTTATTCATTTGATCCTTTTTCATCATTCATGCTCCTATCTCTACGCAAAACCAAAAAGGTAAAAATGGCAAAGATAGCCAGCGCAGCCAATCTCTCCCATTGCGGCCCCCACATTGCCCACGATGTCATCCCGCAGACCATGCCTAAAGCCAAAAATACCAACAACCTACCAGCAAGTACGTTCAATGCAATTCTGATAATAGATGTAGCATCCATGAGTATCCCCTTATAACAATGGTACTCAGATAATACTATTCATCTTCCTCAGTTGCAAACCCGCTACCCCATTCATCATCGGCAATCTTTAGCTTGATAGCTTCTAGCTTCAGAGCGCGATCCAGAACCTTTGTCTTGTCGGTAATCGACGCAGTAGAATCGTTCATCACCGCAGTTAGCATTTGCGAAATAGCTTCTTCTAGCGCCGGATTTATCCCCTTATCCTTCTTCCGACTCATCGCATACGGCCCCTAGATTCCTTCTTTGCCTTTCTTGCAACACTGTAAGCAATTGCAACAGCCTGTTTCTGAGGCTTGCCGCGCTTCATCTCACGGCTGATGTTCTTGCTCATGGACTTCTGGCTATAACCTTTAATCATTGGCATGTCTGCCTCCTAGCGTTTCATCTTGCGGTTGCCCATACGCTGCGGCATGGAAGGCTTGAGAGTACGGCCTAGTGCTTTCTGGGCATCCAGAGAACCACGAACCTCATTCTCGCCACCACGACGAGCATCTTCTTCCATCTTCCGCATTTCCTGCTTCGAGTAATCTTTACCGTACATCATTTCAGTCTCCTTAGAGTTGCCCAAGCATAGAACCAACTCGCGTACCAACAGCAATAGCCGCTGATCCTATTGCCAATTTCTTCAAGATATCCTTGCGGTTCTCAACCTTTGTTGCTGTGTTGGCATATTTTTGCACATCATCAAACACACCAGCTTCTCTCATCCAGCCGTGATTTCTAGGATCGGCAGCATAAGCTTTTACTTGTTGCGGAGTCTTGTTACTAAACAATGTAGCAACATAATCTCTTGCTATATCTCTAACAAACACATCATCTTTAATGGCAACTTTAAGGTTTGCAACAGAATCCCTTGAATTGAAAAACTCGTCTGCAAACTTTTCTGTGTCGGTAGCAAGTTCCGATCTGTCGTACTTTTCTTTCCTCATTAGCTTTTCCATCAATCTAGTTTGGAAAGGTGCTAATGTTTTTGATGCAGCCTTGTAAGCCTCATCAGCAACGCGATACTCGTCGCTCCAATCATATAAGGCTTTTTGCAATACGTTAATTAAATCCCTACGGTAATTTGCATCCAAAGCTCCGTATCCAGTAAATTCATTTCCCGGACGGTTTACCTCACGCAAATATCTTAATTCTTCAACAATAGCGTCAACATCTTTCTCTGTTGTCTTTGTTGGAGTCCTAACCTGCATCTTTCCGCTTACTTGCCCTTTGCCAACAGGTCGCAACTCACCACCAGTTGTAGTGCCTTTTACGGCATTTATCAATCTGTTAATTGCATTTATCTTGTCTTGACCAACCTCAAACTCTTGGCCTCCAGCAAGAATACGTTTCTGGCTTTCCAGCGTGTTTAACAAGGTTCTACCCGGTTCAGAACGAGCAAATGGCTCACCTTGTGCTTGCCTAATTCTGGCCGTGTCTTTTGCGCCCTCATACAAAGCGTTTGCCTCATTTTGTCTAGCAGACAAACGCCTAGATGCTTCGCCTTTTACTTTGCTTTCTAGCTTCTCGCCTATAGAAACAAACCCTGAAGGATCGCCTACCGGTTTTGGCGCTCTCAAAACATCTCTAACGCCACCCATGCCAGTACGCA